CGCGGCCGGATGCATCGAGGACCTGCCCAAGAATTTTCAGGTCGTACGTCAGCGGGTAGCGCACCAGGCCGTCCCCGGCGAAGAAGACCAGCCCCACCCGGCTGCCAGCCAGCTCGTTTGCCAGACTCACCACGATCTCGCCGGCCGCCCGCAGGCGGACCGCCGGCCATGCCCCCGGCGGTCGGGAGGAACGGGTGAATGCGGAGCCCGATCATGCCGACTCCGCAGGGTTCTGAACCCAGTCGTTAGGCGCCACCTCGCCGTCGGTCGCATGCGAGATTCTGCATGCGAGCGACATTGATGGCAGATCCCCGTGCAGCAGTTGCGCGATGCGGCCTTGGCTCACGCCGACCAGGCGCGCGAATTGCTCTTGCGTCATGCCCCGTCGAGACAGCCATTCAGCTAGCGTCATGGCATTCTATTAGCATTACTGATTATCCCGTGTCAATGCAATATTAGTGAGCCGCAATGGACTTGGATAAAGTTTTGCAAGATGTTGCGCGCAAACGGGAACCTCGCCATGTCGGGTCCACGGGCGCAGCACAGGCGCAAACCTTTGCTCTTGCGCGAGTGGCGTCATCACCGTCGGCTGACGCAAGCGGAACTCGCCGATCGCGCCGAGCGAACATGCGCGATATTGCCGCAGCTCAGAGCGCCGCGTCCTACGCCGGCTTGATCGCCGCACACCGGGCGATGCAGCCAACGACCTGCAACCGGCTCGGAAATACCGTCACCTGCTACTAGTGTGGCCGCCGTAACAATCGGCATCAATTAGCTGCGCCAATAATTATCAACATAGCTAATTTTGCGCTTGCGTGTCGAAATTAGCTATGCTATTGGTCCTCGGAGAATTCGAGTTCACGCGCGAGACCATAGGGAGGATGCCGTGACGCCCGTTCCGGCCCGGCGCTGGAAGAACCCCGACGGCAACGAGGGCGGCGTGGTTGCGCTCAGCGCGACCATCGCGGCGAGCGCGATCATCGAGCAGACCGCCGAAGTCATGGGCAGAGCCTACGTCTCCGACGGCGTCTTCATCGGCGCCGGGGCCGTCATCGGCGAGGATGCAACGATTCACGCCAACGCCATAATCGATGACGAGGCGGAGATCGGCCCGTTCGCCTCGGTCGGGAGTCTCACACGCGTCGGATGGGGCACGCGCATCGGCTATCGCAGCAAGATTCTCATCGGGGTGCATGTCGGGCACGGCACCGTGATCGGCGAGCGCTGTGCGATCGCCGGTCGCGCGACGATCGGCGACGACGTGACCATCGCCGATCACGTCCGCATCAAATACGCCGCCTACATCGGCGACGACGTGCGCGTCGGCGCGCGCGCGATCATCGGCCGGTACGCACGGATCGAAGACGGCGCCGTCGTGCCGGATGATGCCGTCATCGAGGACGGCGCCGTCGTGCCGGATGATGCCGTCATCGAGGACGGCGCCGTCGTGCCAGCGGAGGCGCGCGATGATCGATGATCGCAAACGTTTTCACGCCGTGCGCGACGCGAGCCTCGCCAGATTCGCCGCGCTCCGCTGCGATGCCGAGAAGCTGCTGCGCCAGGCGGCCGGCCTGCCGCAACTGCCGGACCACTATCGGGCGCAGGCGCTCGCCGCCGCCAATCTCGCCGGCCTGCGCCTGCACCGCGGCTTCGGCGCGCCGACGGCGGAGGACGCGCGCGCCATCCGCGACGACCTGGAGGACGTCGCCGTTCGCGTCGTCGATCCGCTGGTCGCGGCGATCGGCGCGGAAGCCGACGATCTCATCGGCGGGATCGATCGATCACTGTTCGACGATCAGTTGTTCAGCGCGATCGACGGCAATGCGCTGCATGCGCTCGATTGCGCCGCCGACCGGCTCGACGAGGAGCGCCGCGAACAAGAAGCAGACCCGCGCGGCTGGGCAAAGGCGCAATCGCTGGGGGTGGACTGATGCGCCGCGCCGACGCCGCCGAACGCGACTGGCGCAAGATCGACGCCTTGCGGGCGCGGCGGCCGAAGCTCGTTCGCGGCCACAGGACGGTTGCGGAGATCGACGCGCGTTTGCAGGCACTGATACTGCGGCGCTTGCGCGCGGAGATCAGAGAAAACAAGAGGAATGGACATGGACAATCATGATCTGACGCCGGCGCAGCCGCACCAGCCGCTAACGTCGATGCAGCCCGCAATCCTGACGCCGATGCAGATGCTCATGCGCGCCGTCGAGTCGGGCGCAGGCGTCGAGGTGCTGGAACGACTGATGCAATTGCATCAGCAATGGCAAGCGCACGAGGCGCGCCGGGCGTTCGACGCGGCGATCGCCGCCGCAAAGGCGGAACTGCCGGTGATCGGAAAAAACAAAGTCGTGGACTTTGTCGGCAAGACCGGAATCAGGACACACTACCGGCACGAAACGCTGGATCAAATAGCACGAATGATCGATCCGATTCTGGCGCGGCATGGTCTCGCCTACCGATTCCGCGTCCGCTCGGAGCCGAACGAGCCGGTTGCTGTGACATGCATGTTGTCACACCGCAACGGCCATGCCGAAGAAACCACGCTGACAGCGCCGCGCGACGAAAGCGGCAACAAGAACAACATCCAGGCGATCGGCTCGACCGTGACCTATTTGCAGCGCTACACGCTGAAGGCCGCGCTCGGCCTCGCCGCGGCCGAAGACGACGACGGCAATGGCGGCGGCGATGCGTCGCAGACGATCAGCGACGAGCAGGTCGAAAGACTGATCGCGATGTGCAACGAGGTCGGCGCCGACATCGGCAAGCTGTGCAAATATCTCGGCGTTGACGGGCTGCCCGAGCTGCCGGCCGCGCGCTACAAGGATGCGGTCGCTGCGCTGGAGGCCAAGCGCGCGAAAGCGGCCGCCGCGCCAAAGCGGGCCGAGGCGTCATGATCCCGCACGGCACGCCGGAATGGTTTGCCGCGCGGCTCGGCAAGCTCACCGCCTCGCGCATCGCCGATGCGCTCGCCCGCACCAAGAGCGGATGGGGCGCATCGCGCGCCAACTACATGGCCGAGCTAGTGGCCGAACGCCTGACCGGCGTGCCCGCCGACGGTTACGTTTCGGCGGCGATGCAGCGAGGCACCGAAATGGAGCCGGAGGCGCGCGCGGCCTACGAATTCCGCCACGGCGTCGATGTCGAGCCGGGCGGATTCGTTCCGCATCCGCAGATAGCCGATGCCGGCGCCTCGCCGGATGGCTTAGTCGGAACAGGCGGCCTCATCGAAATCAAGTGTCCGCACACATCAACGCACATCGAGACGCTGCTCGGCGCGCCGATCGCGCAACGATACGTGATGCAGATGCAATGGCAGATGGCATGCACGGGGCGCGCTTGGTGCGATTTCGTGTCCTACGATCCGCGTCTGCCCGAAGCGATGCGGCTGCACGTGACGCGCGTTGCGCGTGACGATGCGCTGATCGAGACGATCGAGAAGGACGTGTTGGAGTTCCTGTCCGAGATCGCCGCCAAGGTCGAGGCGCTGCGGCAGCGATACGTCATGGGCGAGGCCGCATGATGGTGCCGATCGTCTACCGATGGGACGGCGAGTGCATGCGCCCTGTGGGGCGCTTTGCCAAAGTGTGCGACGCGCAATTCGTCGTCGGCGAGAATTACAATCTGGAAGTCGTGCAAAGCCGCTCGATGCAATCGCATCGGCATTATTTCGCCTGCATCGCCGCGGCCTGGGACAATCTGCCGGAGGCGCACGCCGGCCGCTGGCGCACGCCGGAGCATCTGCGCAAGTGGGCGCTGATCCGCTCCGGCTACTGCACGGAAATGCAATATGCGGCCAAGTCGCGCGCCGAAGCGCTGCGGTTTGCGCAATTCGCCGCACAGATGAACGAGGATGCCGAAGTCGTGGCGACCGGCGCCACCGTCTGCATCCGCGTGGCCAAATCTCAGTCCTACCGGACGATGACGCGCCGCGAATTCGAGGACAGCAAGCAGGCGGTGTTCGCGGTGCTGGCCGATCTCATCGGCGTGACGCCTGATGCCCTCGAAGCCAACGCGCGGAGCGCGGCATGAAGGACACCAAGATCGAATGGTGCGACCACACGTTCAACCCGTGGGTCGGCTGCACGAAACTC